ATATTTAACTCCCTTTTTTCAAAATTGCTAATTCTATAATAGTTCTTCGTCCTACAAAAAAAACAATTTTGTATATGGAATAAATGACCTTCTCCATCTTCAAATTTTTCTTTATTATCAATACTCTCAAATCCCAAAGATTTTAAAGGTGATGTATTAAAACAATTAAAGCAAATTGAATTGCTACACTCTTTACATTTTAATAAATCGTTTTTAGTATTAGCAAAGCAAATATCGCAAATATTTGCATCTTCTAATTCTTCCTTTAATTTATTATTAGTATCTACATACTGACTGATGTTTAAATTTTCATTTATTACTGACATATTATTAATAAAATGTTCTCGTTATTTATATATAAGATTATTTTTTTATATGTTTTAACCATATCATTATAGTCGCATTATAATATTAAAAAAATGTATTTTTATTTATAAATAAATAAATTCTTACACCTTATTAATCTTTAAAATGTTTCTTATTCCAACATAACCTAATTAAAAACTCATTCATTAGATATATTTTTTTTAAAATAATGTTTAAAGAATATATTAATGAAGATGAAAAATATAGCAAAAGATATGAAAGCAATTTAGGTTCTGATTTTAAAAGAAAGAGTGATACTAATCATATATGTATTAAAAATTATTAGTAAATTAAAAAATAGTACATGTATGACAAAATTTTAAAATTTTAAAAATGTTTTTAAAAATTTTATAAAATGATAAATATGTACTATTTTAATATGATATTTGATTTTGAATTATAAATACTACTTCTTCTTCTGTAAAATAAGTAAAGACCATATCAATCACTTTTCTTTTTTGTTAAATAAAGAACCACCATCCCCATACGCTTCGTTAAGTTTATCTACTATAAAATCTTTACTATAACAATTAGGATAAAAATTAAGATTATCATAATCATATAAAATATAGTTTGTCATAACAGTATCCAATATAATTGGTACATCCATCATTTTAAACATTTCATCTGTTAAATCATCGGAATAATCATCACAGTTTTGTAGATAATGTAGTTTATTCTCAAGTCGTTTTTTAGTTTTCTCATCATGTATTATTAATTCTTTTTTAATATCTATTATTTTATCTTGTATATCTTGGGGCAATTCGTAGAAGTAATTGTTTTTGAATGTTAATCCTTCCATTATCAATTTGATAAATTGTTAAGATTGCAAGCAATATTTATAATATCATTTTTTTATTTTATGAGAACAAATTACAACATTTTTATTTTATTAGCTATTATATCTTCGTAAATACTATTACCATAAAGGTCATAATATTCATATTCTAAATTTTTTAATTCTATATGTTCGTTTATATCATCGCAGTTTGCTTTTGAAAAAACTCTATCATATAACTTAATTTTCTTATACTTATTTAATAATGCTTTGAATTTATCTTCATAACTAATACCTGAATATATTTCGCTATAATATGATAATTCTTTTATAAATATTAACTTTTCCTTTTTTGTTAATATATTTATAAATTGCCTTATCAAACTCTCATTAGTTATTCCAAAAAATTCAATAAAATATTTTTTATCAAAAAATCTATTAATATGTTTAATATATTCTTTGTCCCTATTACTAATATTCATTATCAGTATAATAATATATTATATTATTTTTTCTTAAATACTTAATAATAAATATAAATGTATAATCTAAAATCTAATAAAAATATATTATTTAATTAAGTTAATGACTAATCTTAATGATGATTGCTGTATATGTTTAAATAATACTGATAATACTAAACTAAAAAAATGTAAAACTTGTATTAATTCAGTTTGTGATGATTGTATTTCTAATCTTGATTATAATTTAGATATTGATGAATTAAATGAAAATATTGATTTAACTTATAAATGTCCTTGTTGTTATTCAGTTAATATTTTAAATGAAACCCATAAAGATTATTCAACTATTTATAAAAATAAAACTACTGATCTGATAATTGATTTATTAGAAATTAAAAAATCGTTTATATTTGTTAAAAATCAAATGAAACATTATGAAAGTATTATTGAAAATAAATATTACGAGATGAATAAGGATGTATTATTAACTACTTAAAGTTTTTTTTCAAAAGTTGTTCTTTATTGATTTTTAATTCTATAAAAACATATTACTAATTTCATAAAATTTAAAATTTACTTTCATAAAAATGTATTAAAAAATAACAAAAATTAAAAAAATTGATAAATTATATAAAGATTTATATCATCAAACATAATGATTGTTGGAATTCCTAATATCACCTACACTCTTTACATGGAAAATACTAAGAAACAAAGGGAAAAAGAAGCAAAGTTTCAAAAAAAAAAACAGAATATGCTAACAGCAAATGCCTGTATTGCTGAATGTATTGAAATGTCTAAAAATATGGCTTACCAGATTAAATGTTATGAAGTATATTACAATAAAAATATCAAGCAAATGTATGAAATGTATCCAGATATTCCTAAAAAAGAGTTAGACGATTTAGTATTTAAACTCTACATGGTGGAAAATAACTGGTCGCTGGAAATTGATATTGAATAAATAACTATATATGTATCTTGTTTGTTATATATTTTTTATTTATTTTTCAAGTTTTCTAAAAGCCATTTCTAAATCATAATCGGGATTATCAGGATTTAAATTTTTTTGAATATGTTTCAATTTGCTTTTAGCCATTTCTAAACCTTCTTTTGTTAGTTTAGATTTAGATTTTTTAGGAGAAGACCTTTTAGGAGGTGATGGTAAAGGTGGTGGATTAGGAGGTCCTTTTGGTTTCAATTTACTTTTAGCCATTTCTAAACCTTCTTTTGTTAGTTTAGATTTTGGAGAGTTTGTTTTAGGTGGTGATTGAGTTTGTTTATCTGTTTCTGCTCTATTTCCATCTAAAAATTTTGGTGAATTATTAGAAGTTGATTTTCTTGGAGATTGTAAAGGTTTCCTAACTCTTGTAACTGATTTTGGTAATGGAGGAGGATTAGGAGGTGCTTTTGGTCTTAATTTACTTTTAGCCATTTGTAAAGTTTCATTTGTTAGTTTAGATTTAGATTTAGGCGAAAACCTTTTAGGAGGTGATGGTAAAGGTGGGGCATTTGGAGGATATTTTTCAAGTTTAAACATTTTTATAATTTCATCATCTTCATAAAATTTTTTTGAAAAAGGTATTGTTCTTAATATTGCTTCTTCTAATGATATTTTTGGATTTTGTTTTTTTAATATTATAATGTTATTTTTAAAATTTTCTATTCTATGTTTTACTATTCTTTCACTTTGTTCTTTATAAGTACTTGGTTTATCTTCATAAATACTTGGTTTATCTTCATAAATACTTGGTTTATCTTTCTTAGGATTAAACTTTTCTTCTAAATATTTTAGTCTTTGATTTTCTTTTTCTCTTAGTTCTTTGTCTTTTTTTCCTGCTTCTTTAAATTTATTAACAAAATCATCAGTTACAATTTTATTTTTTAATAATCTTTCATATTCGTCCCTTTCAGTTTCACCAAATAAAAAACTCATTTATTCTATAAAAATAATATATATTATTATTAACTACCTAATATAAATTCATAATACTCTACATTCCTATTAGGTTTTATTCCTGAATATTCTAATAATTTATTATTAGGGATATGATTTAACCCTTCTAAATATGTATGATGATAATCGCCTGTAACTATTACTGATTTATTAGCTTCAACTAATATATCATAATAAGTAGGTTTTTTAATTCTATCACTTATAAAAGTTACCCCATTTTCTTCTCCAAAAAATTCATTATAAACATTTATTAAAATGATGTCTTTATTTGTTTCAAATTTACTGAATAAAAACTCATCAATACAATAAGAAACATTTAAATAATTTATAGTTATTGAACCTTCAAATGTTTCAATAATTAAATATTTTAAATGTTTTTTAAGTTTATTTATTTTTTTATTTAATAAACTAATTTGTTTATCAATATCGTCTGCTACATTATCTAATATTTTCTCTATTAAATCGTCAGTTAATAAATCAAAATAGTTCATTACAATATTAAATGATTACTATTATCATTTTTTTTTATATCATTTGTCATCATATTTTTTTCATATTCAATAAAATTATAAAAATAAATTAATCAATTATTTTTTAGTTCGTCTTTTACGGCGTTTTCTTTTACCCCCTGTTTGATTACCATTTAACATACCCAGCAATCCACCTACATGATTTCTTCGTTTTTTTCTTCTTTTACCTCCATCTTGTTCTACATTACCGCCTTTCATTTTACGCTTTTTATAAACAGATAATCTTATATGTCTTCCCTTGCTTAAAACATACATAGATGATGACCCAACTTTTTTATATAATACCTTCTTTTTACCAGCTACAACAACTTTTTTACTTTTACCAGTTTTACCCGTTACAATAGTATATTTTGATTTCGCCATTTTTAGTACTATTTTTTTAATGAGATAAAAAAAATAATTATTAAGTTTTTTAAACTCACCTTAAAAAATCATAAAGTTATATGAAAATATAAAAATTAAGTACCTAATTCGTCGTATAAATCTTTAATCTCTCTTATATCAGTTATAGGTATTTTAAAATGTTCTTTATTGAATATGAATTGTTTTTCATAAGTATTAAACAAATCCTCATCAAACTTGATATAATAATATTCCATCTCTTTATTTTCATTTAAAAAACCAAATATAGCATAAAATACTTTATTTCGTTTAGGTATATCAATAAATAAATCAATCTTGTTTCTTGCGAGTATTGTTGTATCATAATGGTCTCTTTTAATAGTTCTTGTTTTCAATTCTATATATATTATTTTGTTATTAATTTTAATCTTATAGTCATAAGGGGTATATTTATCTGTTTGAGTTATATTTGTTATACCATTTTGCTTTAATAAATTAAAAAAAGCAGTTTCATTAACATCGCCAAATTGTTCTTGCGAAATTTTAACATCAGTCGTCATCTCAATATCTTTAAATTTTAAGTATTACTACTTCTACTATATAGCAATATTTTAAAAATTTGTAATTTTACCGCAGAATGGTACTATAAAAAGTTTCCAAATTGTTTAAAATACTGCTTAAACATTATCATAAAATAATTTGATAATTTTAATAGGTTCATCTTTATAATCTTCTAATGAAAATGCTAATGTTTCTTTTAATTTTGCTAATCTATTATTCCAGTTTTGATATTGATTTTTAGGTATGATTCGCATACCAGTTTTTTTATCTATATTAAAACAGGATAAAACTTTCTTACCATTTTCAATATAAGCATCAGGATTAAATCTAATAATTATTATGGGTCTATTTAACGCCTCTTGAATATTATTAATTCTTGCTTCATCGCATATTGGGTTATAATATCTATGTTGCTCTTCATCAATTTCAATAATTATAGAATGCTTATTTAGATGTATTAATACATCAGGTCTGTTATTTAAACAAATACCATCTCCTATTAATGCTTTATCTGTAATCATTTCAATATCCTTAAATTCTTGTTTTAAATAATTAACAACTTCTTCTTCTTTAACTTTAAGTCGCTTTGGTTTTTTTGATGGATTATGAAAATAATAACATCGCCAGCAATATTTATCTTTTTGAGAAAATTGTTCGCATAAATTAGTAATACATTTAGGTCTTTTAACATCAACCATACCAGGTAATTTACAATCTCCGCAATATAAAGCTTTGCTTTCTGTTGGAAGATTAAAATGAGGTTGTTTTTTATTACAAGTAATACATTTAGGATTTAATACATCAATCATATCAGGTAATTTACAATCATTACAATATAACCCTTTGCTTTCTGTTGGAATATTATAAGTAGGGCGTATTTTTTTACAAGTAATACATTTAGTATGTTTAACATCAATCATACCAGGTAATTTACAATTATTACAATATAAAGCTTTTCTTTCTGTTGAAATATTATAAGTTGGATTTTTTTTATTACAAGTAATACATTTAGTATTTTTTACATCAATCATATCAGGCAATTTACAATCATTACAATATAACCATTTGCTTTCTGTTGGAATATTAAAAATAGGTTGTTTTTTATTACAAGTAATACATTTACCACTTTTAACATCAATCATATCAGGTAATTTACAATCTCCGCAATATAAAGCTTTGCTTTCTGTTGGAATATTATAAATAGGTATTTTATTTTTACAAGTAATACATTTTGGACTTTTAACATCAATCATATCAGGTTTTTTACAATCTCCGCAATATAAAGCTTTTCTTTCTGTTGAAATATTATAAGTTGGATTTTTTTTATTACAAGTAATACATTTAGTATTTTTTACATCAATCATATCAGGTTTTTTACATTTACCGCAATATTTAGCTTTCAATCCAGTAAAATTAAATATTGCGTTTTTTTTCTTACCTTTACAATCAATACCTTTACAAAAGGTCATTATTCATATTTATTACTCATCATTCATTTATATCATTTTTTTTATATCTTAAAAAAAAGAATACATAATCATCTCATTCTTTCTAAAAAATTTATAAAAAAATAAAATTACCTTTTTTTATCATCTGCTTTATATTGCTTATAAACTAAATATATTACCAGTATTATTATTAATACTAAAATAAAAGGCAAAGTATATAACATAATATCAGTATAATTTATATTACCGATTATATCTCTATTATCACCCCCTCGTATAATATCCCTAACATACAAATAATTTATCATTTCATCTTTTGTTAAATTTGATATATCGCTCATATTACTTATAAATTACAGATTAATTTTTAAATATCATTTTCATATATCTTTCGGTATTCTTTATTTTTTATATTAAAAAAATATGTAATAAAATTAGAAATGCTTATTTTAAATAAAACAAGAAATAAACTTAAAAATAAATACAAAGGAGGGACAATAGAAGCAGCAGCAGCCTGTATTGCGGCCAGTTTTGCTTTAAGATATGTAATTATTAAAATTGCTGAAAAGACCGTAGGTACTTGTAAAGTTTGTAAAAAAGTTATTAGGGATGAAAATGGGAGGTCAGTAGTAAATGGAGGTAATAAATTTATTAAGTATGAAATTTCCTCTATTATTCAAGGTATCGGAATTCATGACTTACATAATGAAGAACCAATATGTCCTGATTGTTGGTCTAAAATAGTGAGGGAGAGACACAAAGAGTGGTGTAAAAAACTACACCCTCATCCTCCACAAAATTTATTTGATAATATAGAAGATGAAGAAGATGAAGAAGATGAAGAAGATGAAGAAGATGAAGATGAAGAGGTGAATAAATATAAACAAAAAAAAATAACTGAATATTTTAAAAAAAAATCAAATTCACCTTCAAGAAATTCACCTTCAAGAAATTCACCTTCAAGAAATTCACCTTCAAGAAA